TCGAACCTGCATTTATTGTTTCGCGTTTCACAAGCCGATACAAACCATAAGAGGTTGCCGTTCTCTCGTCTCTCCTTAATCGTTCTCTCGTTGAACTACGCACCCTGTGATGCTATTCCTTTTTGATGTGAAGCCGCTCTACCGGAATGCCTTTCATCTTGGCGATTTCATCCATCGTTACTTCGACAATCTCAGTTTCAGGATCAGGTTCATAAACAAGGCGAAACCCTAATGTGTAAAGCTCGTCGCAAGTGAAATTGTAAGGCACATTGCCGTTCTCTCTCTTGCACACGACCAATTCTCCACTACGGAAAATCACCTCCCAAGTGTTTGATTCGTATACAAGCTTATCCCCTACCTGCCAATCCTTGAAAGATTCGGCCTCTTCTTTCGTCGAAGGGTGGATACAAAGATTTGAAACGTTGTTTTTGATGAGTGCCATCTCGCTACCATCCTCGATGTGCCAACTGCATTTGAAGCCTAATTTGTCTTCGCAATCGGCTCCATCCTTCACATTTTGGCATAGATAAATACTCCCTTCCTCTACCTGAATACGCCCTTCAACTGGGATGTTGTAGATGTTGGCCTTGAATTTCTTGCCCTTGCATTGCAGTAAATTTTCCATACTATTTTATTTTTGGTTTATGAGTTTTTTTTGTGTTTAAAGTCCGTGGTTGTTAGCCCATATCACGAGTTCGGCAAGCGTTGTCGACCCTGTGCGACGCATAGCGTTTCGTTTGTGTGTTTCGACCGTCAACTGGGAAAGTGATAGTATTTCGGCAATCTTTTCAGTCTTATACCCCTCTTTATAGAGGCGGACAATCTCTTTCTCCCGCATTGTCAGGTTAGTATTAAACTCTGGGTTACAGATTACTTTATAGTATTTGCACTCCCCCACCAGCGGACAAGCAACATTCTCGAAGTTGAACCGGCCGAACTCGTCCATATCGGGTATTTTATCATACATCCCGAAGTTGCAGCGGATGAATCGGTGGGCACACCTGTATTTGAAGTAAGGGGCGTTCGCTTTGCTCTTGTTGTAAATCTCCGACAACGCCTTGAATGCCTTGGGGTAATCCAGTTCAATAACCGAGAACAAAGCATCCGTAAGCTCTTTATCTTCTTCCATGTAGGTGCGCACTCCCTTTTCATCGCGGATCTGCACCTCTCCTTCGGGGGAGTTAAAAAACTCTATGTTAATTAACCTTTGCATGGGTACCTTTGTATGGATAATCTTCTGGAAATAATGCGTCGCCGGATAGTCCCTTTTCAGAGAATTTATTTACGCAGAATGCTATGTTGTCCATGTCAGACTTGCCAGGGCGGCTGTATCCGTTCGCCCAACGCCATATTGTTGTGTTGTCCTTCCCTGTCGCAAGACGAATTTCCGCCCATAACATACTTTTGCGAATCCTTCCAAGTGTAGAAACATATTCTTGGAATGGCAGCCTTGCAGCGCGTTGATTTGCAGTATTCATATTCATATTATTTGTCCAGTATTGCCATGATCCGCTCAATGCAGGCGGCCTGCTCCTCGAGTAGTGCCGTCAAGCGGTCAGTCGATTGAATTACTTCGTTCATATTGCATCGTGCTTTAGTCACCATAGTACATTCCTCGGACACCATAGAAACCTGTCGGCACTTTCAGCAGTTCGGGGCGGTACTCCGTGGCCTTCGGCTGCTCCGTCGGGCGGTTCTCGATCTTCGCGGTCAGCATCGCCAACTTCTCGTTGCGCCAAGCCTTGCGCAGGCAATCCCCCAAACTCTTGCCCGGCTGTACCTTTTTAAGGTACCAGGCGTTCTTCATGATCTTCGATTTGTCGTAAGTTGCTTTCATCGCGTTGTCCGTTTTTATTACCTTCAAAAAGGTACAATCGTCAAATATTCAGTCCCCACGCTTGCGTTTTTCATCTTAAATCGTATATTTGTATCAGCTTTGTGGGTTTCACATTGCAAATATACTAAACTATTTGAGTATATACCAAAATAATGAAGTATTTTTCAATCAAATAATATTATATAATTACAGAATATTATAAGTACAAACCCTTCATGGCTGATAAACTGATAGATAAGGCCGTAGAATTACTACGAAGCACACAAGACACTCCGTATAAGATCGCCAAAGCGACTGGATTGTCACAAACAATTATCGGCAAATGGAAGAAAGGAGAAGGCAAGCCGAGTAGAGCAAATGCCAGATATATACTCCAATATTTTGGTATATCCAATATGGAAGACCAACCTGTCAGCCAAGGAGGCGAAGACGTCACGCCAACGAAAGCTGAACTAAATAACCCAAAAACTATGGAGAGATTCTTAGATTCACTACTCCGCCAAAACGAGGAGTTGATTCGGCAAAACGGGGCTTTAATTGACCTGTACCGAGAAGAGAGAGCGAAAAGCAAGGGCGATGTCGCCCAAAAAAAAGAGGCATAGCGGTATTCTAATTAGCCTTATGCCATCTTCATTAGAGCGGAAGCAATATGATAAAATAGAACCACCCAAAATAAGATCCATATAATCGAGCTACACATTTAAAGGAGATTACGGTCTCCTTTAAAAATGACCGGGGCGCCCGCAGACCAAAACATAAAAACTTCGGTTTATTTCAATAGCACAAATATTTTTTACTCTTTTCTTACCAACTCATTTCGATAGGGGTAAATTCATAAACTCATGAAAAAGTTATTGCACTTCTTACTATTCATTGCCGGACTAACATTATGCGCCTGCACATCAGAAAGCAATAATGATGATGGCTTTGATCCACTAAGTGGATACAACAAGAAATTCGACTTTTCCAATATTGATACGGAAGGATTATTTATTACAGGTTGTTGGGGAGATTATGATTCCAACAACAATGATACTGCTACCTACCCAATTAGGGAATTATGGGGTAAAGATTATGTTGTAATATTGGGCAAGCGAGATGACACATATGCCTGGATTGGAGTATTCGATTACTTTACTCATAAATGCATATATGATTATACAGACTGGGGGAAACCAGTCGGATATACAGAATATGGGGAGGAAGTGAAATATGACGTTACAAACATCGAACCAGAGGAATTAACATTCGGGGATAATTACTTCACAGCTGCAATAAGATACAGCGATTGGGAAGATCGCAGGACTGAAATAGACTTAGTAATATATAGGGCTGACGGCACTATGACCAGAAATAAAGTGCTGGATACTGCTATTAATTTTTATTCGCGTTATTATATAAATACAGGAAAATTATCTAACAACTGTCTGTTTTTTTGTAGTTATGATGGACGTGGAAAGCCGAGTATGACTATATGGTTTTATGAGATCCCGAGCGGAAACAAATTTTATGAATTTACTTTAAATAGCCTCGATGGATGGATTCCGCGTCCCCCAACAACAGCATTTGATATAATAGGGGCAGCATTCGCCACTGCAGATTATACGCAATCTCGCATCCTCATAAACCCTAATGATGTAGAATCCTGGCTCGCGTATACAAGTCCAGGTCAGTCAATCAAATTAGTGGCTTACGATCATGGCGAACTATCCGACGTTCAGGAAGTAGTGATTTTCGATGAATATACGGGCTCCTATGACCAAGCGCCACGGTATGCAGTTGAATACTTAGAACAGGAAGCCGATAGCCATTTATTAAAAGTAACCCGCACTGAATATAACGGGACGCGGGAATCCAAGAATGTGCGCGTATACTTGGATAATTCAGGCGGACATATCAATATTCAATGACCCAAAGCCCCGGCATCTGTCGGGGCTTTTTTGTACCTTTAGGACAATGAAGGCCGCCAAAATAAGGTTTCATCATAGAGAAAACACAAACCTTTAGAACAATCCGTCCAAAGATAAAAGCCTCAAAAATTAGGGGCGGAATCCATTGTTATTAAAATGCCTGCTCCCACCTTTGCCCTGAGAGATTGTTTTTCATGGCAGAAGGGAAGCTGACGATAAAGCAGGAGAAGTTCTGCAACAAGTACCTCGAGTGCGGCAACGCATCCGAGGCGTATCGCTTTGCGTATGAGTGTTCGAAAATGAGCGATGAAACGGTATGGAAAAGATCGAGCGAGCTACTTCAAAACGGGGAGGTTACGGGGAGGGTAAAACAACTTCAAGCCCAATTAGCCGAAAAAGAACTTATCACCAAAGAGGAGCTAATCCGGCTTAATGTATCCATCATTAATGCCGACGTACTCGACTTTGTCGATGCCGACATGGTTGATATGAAAACCGAATATGGCGTACGGCAGGTTCCCTCAATTTCTTTCCAAGACCTAAAATCTCTTCCGCCTGAAAAACGGCGTTTAATCCAGTCCATAAAGATTGACCGTTCAGGTAGCCCCGTCGTGGAATTGATGGACAAAAGCAAGGCGATAGAAACCATCAACCGCATGCTCGGATACAATGCCCCGGAGAAAACTGCCAACACTGACACTAAAGGTAATGACCTTCCGCAGCCGACATTCAATACAGATCGTTTCTTTCAATTAATACAAATGAGCAGGAGCGATGACTGATTATTCCAGTGTAGGTAACTTCTTGTTGAAGGAAGGGTGTTTGGCATTTACGGCTGTAATGTTCGAGGCTGTGAACAAACAACCTTTTCGGATTGCGCCCCATCATCGAATAATATGCCATAAACTCGACCAAGTACTCCGTGGAGAACACCCGACTAATAGGCTCATGTTTAACATTCCTCCGCGACATTCTAAAACAGAGTTAGCCGTCGTGTCTTTCTCTGCGATAGGATTTGCCATCAATCCGCGTTCCGAGTTCATGCATCTTTCGAGTAGCGATCAACTCACTACCCGGAATGTTACGAACATACGGAGGATCATGGAGGATCCCAATTACCGCGCATTCTTCCCAAATGTCGAACTGTCCAACAATGCCAAAGGAAGTATATCCACCTCAAGCGGGGGTGTAATGTATGCGGCTCCCTTTATGGGTCAAATAACAGGGTTTGGATGCGGTAAACTGGGAGCACAAGAATTCAGCGGTGCAATGAGTATTGACGACCCGATGAAGGCTCAGGATAGCTACTCCAGTACTACCAAAGAGCGTATTGGCGAACTGTGGACTTCTACATTCAAGAACCGTCTTAATGACGTTCGTACCCCGGTCATTGTAACAGCTCAAAGGCTCGCTCCAGATGATTTTTGCGGATACTTATTGCAGCTTGAAGGCACGATAGAGGAAGGTGGAGAATGGGATGTTGTCAAATTCCCCGCAATCTTAGATGCAGGGCTACCTACCGAACGTGCACTTTGGGAGGATCGATTCGCGCTTGATAAATTAAAGCGATACCAAGAAGCGGATCCCTTCATATTTGAGACCCAGTACATGCAGAATCCCAAGCCTCTTGAGGGATTAATGTATCGTGAATTCCGAACATACGACGTTATCCCCTACTCCAAAGATTGCACGCATAAGAATTACACCGATACAGCAGATACGGGAAGCGACTATCTATGTTCGATATGTTACGACGAATTACCCGAGGGAAATTATGTGACCGATGTGCTCTACACAAAAAAGCCCATGGAGTATACCGAACCCAAGACGGCCGAAATGCTTGCAAGGAACAGGACGGAATGGGCTAATATTGAAAGCAATAACGGAGGGCGGGGCTTTGCGCGCAATGTAGAACGCATCCTTCGCCAGATGAACATTACCCACACAACGGTTAGTTGCTTTTCCCAGACCGATAATAAGCAGGTACGCATATTTACCAAGTCAGCAGACGTCAACAACATGACATTTTTCCCGACAAATTGGGATAAGAGATGGCCGGAATTCTATCAGGCCATTATGGGATATATGAAGGAAGGGGGCAATGCGCATGACGATGCCCCCGATGCGCTGACCGGATGCTTTGAAAAGCGCAGCACACCGATACAAGACGATGATTTAAGTGATATTAATATTTGGTAAACAATGAACTTTTTAGATCGCCTTTTTACATTTTTCCAAAATAAAACGCTCAATGCATTAGGTGTTGAGCGGGATTTAATGGAGCTTATCAAGGCAAAAGACATCAGTCAGGCGATGTCTTTGATGGAAAACCATGACGCGGAAGCAATGCAGGCAATATACGAGTACAATCCGAAACTTCACGCCATAATGAAGCGTCGAAATAAAACGAGAAAGGGACAGGAAGATTACCGCACGGAGAAATTGCCCCGCACTCGACAGCGTTATATAAATGAGGTAGAATTGTTCTTCCTGCTTGGAAATCCGATAAAATGGAAGGTATCCGACGAATCCGGTGATGCCGATGCATTTTCGGCTTACAAACAATTCCTTCGAGAAATACGATTCGACAGTAAGATGCGACAGGCTAAACGGCTGGCCGGAGCAGAAACCCAAAGTGCAAAGCTGTATCACATTTACAGGGACGAGGCAACGGGGCTTCCTTGGGTGAAAATAGTTGTGCTGTCGAAGTCTAACGGATATACCTTGCGCCCCATGTTCGACCAATATGGTAACCTCCTCGCATTTGGATGTGGGTATTATTTGAAGGAGGGCGCCGGAACAGTAGAGCATTTCGACATTCACACACCCACTTTTATATTCCGGGGAAGAAAAGCCAAAATAGGTTGGGATGTGACCCCAGTGCTTAATCCGACTGGTAAAATTAACATCATTTATTACAAGCAAAATACGGCATGGGATGGATTGCAGCCCCGAATTGATCGGGAAGAAAGTATTGACTCAAAAACCGCAGACACCAACAATTACTTTGCGGATCCAATGTACATTGCCACCGCAGCGGTTATCAAAAATCTTCCCACAGTTGATTCTCCAGGGAAAGGGATTAAGTTGTCAAGCAAAGATGATCGGTTTGAATACCTTAATCCACCTATGTCGTCTGAAACGAGGCAGCAGGAAAAGTCGGATTTAAAAGAATCTATACTTTTCGATACTTTCACTCCGGAGTTCACCCCAGAAAAAATGGTCGGATTGGGGACTTTGTCCGGTGAAGCCATTAAGCGCGCAATGGTTCTCGGATATATCAAGCGTGATAATCGAAAAGAGATATACGACGAACTCGTCGACCGGGAAAAGAACCTAATCTTGGCGATAATGATGAATGTAACTCATATCCATATGAGAGACAAACTCGCCACCCTCAAGATCGAGCATGAATTTTCGGAGCCCTTCAACGAAGACATTACTGCAAGGTGGCAATCCATAGGGAAAGCCTATGCAGATGGAGTGCTTTCACTTGAGGAATCTGTGAAATTAATGGGTGTTGCAGATAATTACCAAGAGGAAATCGAAAGAATTAGGCAAATGAAAGAAGCCTCTGCCACAAGCATCTACGAGGATGCAAAAACAAACCTTTCGACCAAAAAAGACGAGAATTCAAGTATCAACACCCCGACTGAATAAAACTTTTAGGACAATGAAGGCTATTATACATCAATTTGATCCGCAAATTTATCCTCGGTTAATAAGGCTTTGAATTACCGTACAAAAAAAGTATAAATTTCCATCCTGCCCATTGTTATTAAAATGCCCGTCGAAATCTTTGCAACAGAGATTAATTAAAATAATATGAAAGAAAAACTTTTAGCACTGCTCCAAACCAAATTTACGGGGGTGGACAATGCGATCCTCGACCGAATCGCAACGAAAAAGTCGGAGAATGTAACGGACGAAGCACAATTACCTACCATAGCAGAGGGGATTGGCTTTCAGGACGTGTTAACCAGCTACGGCGACTACCGTGCAGGGGATGCGCAGCAGACCGCAGTCAAGAACTACGAGAAGCGGCATAACCTCAAAGACGGGAAGCCTATCGAGCAACCTGCCACAGGGGAGCGGCAGGCGAATACTCCTCCCAGTAGCGAAGAGCCCGAATGGTTCAAAGTCTACAAACGCCAGCAGGAAGAGCGTGAAAATGCTGTAAAAGCAAAGTACGATGCCTTGGAAGCAGCGCGTGTAAAGGCCGAACGGGACACACTTCTTCGCTCAGCAGCCAAAGCGGCAAACGTCAATGAATCAGCGTTAGACGACATCCTCGCGCTCGCTTCTGCGATGAACGAGGAAAAGCCGGACGAAACGAAGATCAAAGAAAAGTTCGCGGCTATACAAACGCGATTCGTTGCCGCAGGGCTTGAGGGGCAGGAAACGGCATTCCCCCTCTCCACATCTGAGGCTCAAAGCAAAGAAGAGGCCAAAATGTGGGCTGAAAATCTGCCGGATGCAAAATAAAAACAACAACAAACATGGCTATTAAATTCGAAAAGACACAAGTTAAGGGCGGGTTCCCGGTATTCTGGCGCGGAGAGCGCGAAGTGCTGCCGGGGGATTTCGCCGTGAAGGGCACCTATCCGGAAGGCACGATACTCAAAGAGGGAACGCCTATCAAACTCGATTTCGAGAACATGGAGTGCACCATCTGCAAATCGGCACGAATCGTAGAGGGCGGTACCACAACCAAACCGCGTGTCATCAAGGGCTCTATGTTCCAGATCAACGATGCCGTCAAAGTAGGCGCTTCCTCCGGCACCATCAAGAGCATTAGCACCGCCAACGAATCATACGACGAAATCACATTAAGCGCAGCAATGACAGAAGCAGTAGCAGGCGCTGATCTGCTCGGAGGGGATGAAATTCCGGACGCCGTCATCGAAACGACAAAGGAATACACCAAGGCCAATGGATTTCCGACTGTCTCGGCAGCTTATGGGGCGCGAATCCTCAAGGATGTAGCATACCCCGTCCCCGAGACTTGGCTGCAAGGCTACAGTATGAAAAACAACCCTGAAATCAAGTACATCAGACAGTAAAAGACAGGTAAACAATGAGCGAAGTATATTATTCTTCTATTTTCAGCGAGCTGACCAAGCAGGTGCAAGCTCGCATCGACGCAGCATCTGAACTGCGCAAGCGCTTGTTCGACCAAAATGTCTACGAGCGTTTTTTGGAGTGGGATACTCCCACGGTAGGGTTCAATTTCGAAGAGATCATCGGATCGTATAATCTGGGCGTAGCAGCTGCCACCTTGGATTCGAAAGGCAAGGAACCCATTATGGGAACTGAAGGCCTGGCTACAATAGCCAAGAAAGTCCTCATTCACCAAATGACCCTACCGATGCCCATTGAAGACTATCGGAAGGTACTTCAGCTGCTGGATTCACGCATGATCTCGGATCAGGCAAAGAAACAGCAGCTCGTAAACCTCATGTGGGGCGGCGTTGAACGGGTCGTGGAATCCGTACAGGCCAAAATAGACATCATCTTCCTGGGTGCCCTCTCGAACAAAGGGGTATTTTCATTCACTCAGGAAAACAACCCCGAAGGAGGTGTGCGAGGCAATATCGACTATGGCATGCCGCAAGAAAACATCGCCACAGCAGATACACAGTGGACGGAGGGCAACATCGACACGGTCGATGTATTCGAGGATATCCAAGGCGTTGTCGATGCAGCTCAGGAGAAGGTGACCTTCGACCGCATCCTTCTGGATCAAAAGCGGCTTTCGTACATCCTGCGCAGCAAGAAGATGAAGCAGGTTATTTTCGGCACGGACAAATCATCGTCGCCACTTCTGCTGGCCAACCTAAACGAGTTTATGCGATCGAACGGGTTGCCCGTATTCGAGGTGATCCGACGGATGACGCGCATTCAGGACAATGGCAAGATCCGCGAATACAAACCGTGGAATGACAAGAGCCTCGTATTCGTGCCGGAGGGTCGTCTCGGCGTCATCAAAAACGCTTACGCGGATAACGAACTTCGCCCCGAGCCGGGAGTTGCCTACTCCAACTACGGACGCATCCGCATCTCGCAGTGGGGCAAAGGCGAGACGGACAACTCGAACGGCGTGGAGTTTACGAAAGCACAATCTATTTCGCTGCCCGTCATTACCGAGATCAACGGTATTTACTCGCTGAGTGTAGAATCGTAGAAGTGCATGACGGTAGCAGAATGCATACATCAGGAGTTCAGCATGGTCGGAACCATCTCCGACTATGGCGTTCGCCGCTTCGCCAGGGAATGGGGATACGATCCCAACTCCCTGGCGGGTAGCGACCATCAGCAACAACTAATCGCCAAGCGCGTATCTGAGTTCATCGACAGCCTGATAATGCACCCTCTGTCGGTAAGCGAAAACGGGCATTCGGCGTCCTGGTCTGAAAGCGCCATGAAGCAACGGGCACAACTGATGCTTCGGCAATATGGCATCACGCCCGGCGAAGAATTGAGCAGCTCTATTGGCCTGTCCTCGATAAAGGATGCTTCGAACTTGTGGTAATATGTATTTCGCGCCCCACATACTCTATTTGAGGATCGATCCTCCCAAACAATACGACGAACTGGGACGTCCGATAGCTATGTCCGAAAATGATGCATGGCAGGAAATAGGTGATTGTCGTTGCGACGACGACACAACCGTCCGCCTTGTATCAGAGAACGGGGAGGTGCGCCAATCGAAATACCACATCGTCTACGAAGGGAGAGGAGTACCCAAAGGAGGGTACGTGAAATGCATTGACAAGGCGACCGGCACAGTACGGGGCGAAGGCTCTGTGGCAATAGCCAAGGTAAACAACTATTTCAACGCTTCAGACCTTTGGATATGATTACAACGGGAGACGCGCGCAACATACTGTTCTCGGCGTGTAAGGGGGTTGGGATAAAGGACATGCACACTTCATGGGCTATCCCCGAGGGGAAAGTCAATAGAGAGCGTATCGTCGTCATCACACCACCCGAGCAGACGTCGGACACGTATTGGGAAAATTGCTTTGTTGCTGTAAACCTGTGCGTCCCCGACATCAAGGGAGAAGCGAACCTAAAACGGCTGGACGAACTCGAACGGGCAGCCAAGGCGAGATTCAAAGAATGGACATACGGTACTTATGACGGATCCGCATACAGGTACAGGTATGAGAATATCGGCCGCGAAGAAGATGTGAACCTCGGATGCCACTATATCTACATCAGAGTACTATTCAGAGTATTAAACATTAAAAACAACTAAAACAATGGCAAAAGTAATAGCAGTAGGAATCAAGAAGCTGTATTATGCAGACCCCGCGAAGGTCACAGGAGATCTTACGGGTACCCTTCTGGCAACCATCATTAAAGATGTCAGCACGAAACAGGTGGAGAACATCCACCAAGACACATGGAGCATCGAAGAGGAGGAGCCGTCTACGACGGAGTACAGGAATCAACTCACCAATGGCGTATATCGCCAAGACACCGAAATGGGTAACATTCAGATGTCGTTTACCATCGGGCAATACGACTATGAAACCAAGGCGGCTTTCATGGGCGGCACGGGGTCGGAGACGTCATGGAAACGTGCGAGAGGCGTCACGCGCATTGAAAAATGCATGATCGCCCTGACGGAAGACAACCAGTATTGCGTCTTTCCGAAGGCCTCGGTTATCGCCCGTAACACCAATAATGAGGGAGCCGTAGGTATCGGTGTAGCAGCTGCTGCCCTGGAACCAGACAACACGGCGGTCTCGTCGGAATATTGGTTCGATTCTTCGGAGGTGAACGTCGAATAAGAACCTCCAAGCCATCAGCAGTCCAGGGGTGGGAGGCGTGTGCCCCTCACCCCTATTTCTTAAAATCAATCTTATGAAATTGGAGTTTATCAGTATCCGCATCGCATCGAAGGGATACACTGTATACAAGATGTCCCCCATGACGGCAACGCGCATCATGACAGTGCGGGATGTCAACAAAGATCCGGACGAGAGTAAGGCATGTATATCGGCGATGGCGCATAGTATAGCCTTGGCGGTTGTCGGCAGCCGCAACATATTCGCGGGTGTCAGGGTGTGGTTTTTACGCCGCAGATTCATGAAGCG